GGCATTGTATCCATTAAAGTCTTTTGTTCAGTCGATGATTACCGATGACTTGGTGACTTTTAAATCAGGTCTGATTATTGCCAAGCAAAAACCTGCTGGGTCTATTGTCAATCGCTTAATGCAAACTGCTGCTGGTATTAAGCGCACTTATTTGCAAGAAGGCGGTACTGGCAATGTGCTATCAATTGATATTGATGAAGAAATCAACTCCATTGATTTGACCAATACTGCAACTGCAATGACAACTGCCAGAGATAATATCATTGCCAATATTGCTGCTGCTTCCGATGTCCCTGCAATGCTACTCAAAGATGAAGCATTTACTCAAGGCTTTGGTGAAGGTACTGAAGATGCAAAAGCCATTGTCCAGTACATTGATGGCATTCGAGTTGACATGGAATCTTTGTTCCGATTCTTTGACAAGATCGTAATGCACCGAGCCTGGAATAAAGAATTATTTGAATCTATTCAATCTGCCTATCCAGAGCAATATGGCAAGATGACCTATGAGCAAGCATTCTATTCATGGAAAAATGCTTTCAAACCTGAGTGGGAATCACTCATGGAAGAACCGCCAAGCGAAAAAGTCAAAGTTGATGACATTAAGCTAAAAGGTGTTACTGAAGTACTTCGTACAATGCTGCCAGTTATTGATCCACAAAATAGAGCAAATTTAATTCAATGGGCTGCTGACAATTTGAATGAAATGCCAGATATGTTCCAAAGTTCTATGCAATTGGATGCTGATGCAATCGCTGAATATGAAATTCCAGAACAAGAACTTAAAAACTTACCTAGATTGGATGCTTATTTTGCAAAGGGGGATTGGGCAAACCCCACCCCAAAAGCTGATGCTTTCATAGAACAAGACCATCCCAGGGATGCGGATGGAAAATTTACTGCTGGCGCAGGTAGTAGCGCAGCAACCACTAATATGCCTGGTGGTCGAGCACAAGCCCCATATACTGTGGCAGCTAAATCTATTCCACAACCACCAGAGCCACCAAAGGCAGCAAATAAACCTACAGCAGCAGAGCCACCTAAAGTTCCAACCGCCAAAAGCGCAAAAGAGCATTTAGAAGGAAAGTTGCAAAAGAAAGATGTAGATCGCTTACCAAAAGAAAAACGCAAAGAATTTGAAGAAATGTACCAAAGGGCTGCCCAAAACAAAAACAAGTTTGATGAGACCAATGCCCAGATCGCTAAAGAACTTGGTGGTAAAGCTGCGGTTGTGCCACTCAAGGGTTCAGAAAGAGCAGTTGATAAGATCACCAAGTCTTACAATAATGACCCATCCAAAATTAAAGATTTGCTCAGAACCACTATCGAGATTAATTCAGTAAAAGATGTGCCAAGTGCTATCGAGAAGATTAAAGCCCAATATGGTGAGCCAGCAAAATTAAGAAATCTTCTTGATCCTAATGTCGATTCATTAGCAGGGTCTGGATACCGAGACATCAATATGGTGGTTGAAGTCAATGGTTCTTATGCTGAGATTCAAGTAAATATGCCCCAGATGCTAGAAGCAAAAGAAAAAGGGCATAAGTACTATGAAGAAGTTCGTATTATTGTCGAGGATGCTGAAGTTCAAAAAAGACCATTAACTGCTGATGAGCAGGAAAAGGTTAATGCAGCCAACAATAAGATGAAAGAACTTTATGATGCTGCCTGGGAATCCATCACCAAAGCCTGAAAAGCCGATGAATTAATTGGTAGCATAAAAACACCCTTCATATTAAAGGGTTGAGGTTCTCCATTGATCCAAGCTGCAACCATTGGAATACCATCACCAGCATTGACTGATACTGGATATTCATCTTCTGCTGTTACATAGAAAATAGCCGATGGACTAATCTCATATTTGCCTATTTGCATATAGACTCCTTTCATTAAATTGTATCATACATCTATCCCTATAGGATAGAGCAAAAAGCCCACAAGGGGCTTATTTTAATAGCGATTCTTTAATAATCTTTTTGCTGCTGCCAGGCGAAGATCATCCGCTTCAGAATTAAGACCAGGCAAAATAGATAATGCTCGAATCATATTCTTTAATGCAACTTTGTCAGAATTGCCAGCAATTTTTAAATCTGCATACTTGGCTGGATTATTAACTTTTAAATCTTCATAGTAACTAGACATCACAATCCCCTTAAAATTTAGAAACTCGAAATTCATCACCACCCAAAATAATGTCAAATGAAACTGCTGCTGGTTCATCCCTAAAATAAAAATCAGCATTGACAAACAAGTTATAAACAACTCCTGGGAAACCGCCATCTGGCAGCTTGTTTGCATATCGGACACCAACTTTTTGGAAAATTCCATTAATTTTTTTGGCAACTAAAATATTCATACTGCACCCCCAACTTGGTTAAGTAAATTATTGATTTGATCCTGGACATCTGCATACTGCACTCGACCATCTACCATCTGGAGCAAATGCAATAGCAAATCTGCTTGCTCCTGGTTCAATTGAATATTCATTCTGCTGCTCCTTGGAATTGTTGGATAACTGCTCTCGCAACCGCAGCCCTGCGAACCTGACCTTTTGCAATCGCTAAAGCCAAAATTGCCTGGGCTTGCTGGAGACTAAACACTTCATAGCCATAAATAGGAAAACTCATTTCACACCCCCATGTATTGCATTTGGACAATAACTTCTGCAATCGCTTCTGCCTGGATCATCGCACCACCAGCAACCGCAATCGCATACATCTCCTGGGCTTGCTCAATACCGAAAACTGGGACACCGCAAACATAAAAAGCCATGATTAACTCCTTTATTGATGATTAACACTACATTATTAGTATCATACTTATTAAGTATAAATGCAAGTACTTTTTTAATTATTTTTAGATGTATGACAAAAATACAACACCAAAAATATTTGTTGCTTTTTTATCAAAACCTATTGACATTATCCTAAATAAGTATAAAGTAGAGGTGTAGTATCAATTAACCACGAAAGGAGCAGTTATGGATTTTCATATTTATGGTGCAAATTGTTATGAGTATTTTGTAAGCGAGGATATTCAAGAAGTCATCAAGTGGTTTGAAAAGCAAAAGGTGATGTACTCGCTTTACTATGTCCCAGTACCAGTAAGTGCGAACTATGAAATTAATTTCTATGTTCCCCAGGTTGATGGTGCTTTATTCCTTGGTTCTTTCAAAAGCAAGAAAAGGGTCTAGTGCAAGAATGCAACAGCCTTAATAAAGTTGTTGCATTTATCCTAAATAAGTATAAAATGAAAGTGTAGTAATTAATCATTGAAAGGGAGTCAAAATGAGTTATTCAGATAGATACCAGCAATATAGACAATGGTGCATTGAAAATGCCTTGCAACCAATAAATTTTATGTCTTTTTGTTCTTTAGTTCGTAGAGGTGTTTTAGAAAATCATCAAGAAGTATTGTTGGCTGCAAAATAAATTTTAAATCCACGAAAGGAAATAATTATGAAAGAAGTCGAAGTCTGGGGCGGTAAAAAAGTAATGGCATATCAAGATGCTGATCTAGTTGACAAAATGCCAATTCTTGCTGCTGCTGAACAAATCTGGTATCAAGAATGGATCAAGTCTGGTGTTGGTGATGTTGGTAGCTGCTGCGGTGGTAAAGGCATTCAGGTCTATTACATTGGCAAAGGCAAAAGAAATTACAGTCAAAAAATTGTAGTGCCTTGTAGTTTTGTCCAGGGAAATGTTGCTGCCCAGGTTTCAGTTAAGCCAGTTTTAGAATTCTTGGCAAAAAATGGAATCAATGGTTCTTATTACGATGGTTGGATGGATTAATTAAAAGCCCTTCGGGGCTTCACGAAAGGAATAAAAATGGCAATGCCCTATAAAGATTTGGTTGTGTTCGCTAGATATGTTTACAGCTTTTATGGCGATGGCGGTATTTATGACATGGGAGTTCCCTATGAAATCATTAAGCAAGCTATCCGCTTTTTGCAATCAAAGGATGGTCGCAAATATCGCTATGGTGTGCCTGTGTGTGGCGATTCTGTGGATCGGGAGCACATTCGCATGATCTTGGAAGAAGAATATGGATATTGTGAAAAAAAGCTACAAGCTGCTTGACATTATCCCTAATTAGTATATTATTAAGTTGTAGTGTTTATTAATCATCAAATAAGGAGTTAATCATGGGTTCAATTAGTAGTCATGCTGGTGCTGCCAAAATGGTTCGCCAGTTTATGAAAGCCAAAGGCATCGCTGGTCAAGTTCGCAGCAAAAGCTATAGCATGGGTAGCAGCATTCATGTGTATGTTCAGGATTTGCCCCCAGCGCAATATGCTGAGTTGAGCAGCTATGTCAGTCAGTTTGAGTATGGTCACTTCAATGGCATGGAAGATATTTATGAGATCAGCAATCGCAGGGATGACATTCCCCAAGTGAAATATGCCTTTGTTGACAATAAAATGAGTGATGCCTTGGGTGAAAAGATTTACCAGTTCATGAAAGGATATTACTCTGGCATGGAAGGTGCTCCAGATAGTTTCAAAGATGCCCATAGTTTTTACAACATGAGATTCAATGGGTATGCAAGTCACTTGGTTTACAAGTTATTTGCTGGTGGTTATATGCACAATGAATATTGGATTTCAGTTGGTGTCATTGCTCCAGAAGTAGAAGCTGCTTAATTGATGCCCCTTCGGGGGCTTTCCATGAAAGGGAATAGTATGATAGATAAATTTTTAACTTTAGAAAATGCCAAGGCTTATGCTGCAACTCAGGACAAATTGCTATTTTGCGAATATTTGACAGACTTGCCATTCCAAAGCAAAGCATTAGAAAAGTTTGAATATGAAATGTTTGTGTTTGCCCTTAATTTAGGACTTGTATCAGAAGATGACTAAAACTAGAAAAAGGGGTGGTCTTGGTACTACCCCAAAACCAGAAGAAATTATTGCAGCCAGGGCTGCATTATCTCAATCCAAAGCTGCATCTTTAATATATACTACCCAAGCAAGATGGTCAGATTATGAAACTGGCAAAAGTCGTATGCACCCTGCTGCCTGGGAACTATTTTTATTAAAGATACAGAATGACATTTTTTGAAGTTCTTACTGCTGCCATTAATGACTTTATTGAATATGGCTTTGATTCTCAAAGTCGAGTAGACAATTGGCTTAAAAAGATTAAAGAAGCAGCAGAAAAGGCTTTGATGTCAGAAGCCCAGATGCAAAAGGAAATGGAAAAGTCTTTAAATGCAGCCTTTTCTCGCCTGGTGACTAAAGGCGGTCTAGTCAATAAAGAAGTATCCAAATATGACATTGACCGATTAAAGCCAAAACTTAGGTCTGAACTAGATCGCAGAATCATGGCTTCTGCAAACTTGATTAAATACAATCGAGAACAAAGTATTACAGATGTGCTCAGAAGATTTGAAGGTTGGGCTACATCCATTCCTAAAGGCGGTTCTTTGGCTGTCGACAAAGTTAAAGAAAAACAAAATATTAAAAAGTCTTTAGCAAAAATGCCTTTTAATCAAAGGCGAGTTGTAATAGATCAAACCCATAAATTGATTTCTAACATTAATGATATTGTCGCTGTTGATAATGGCGCAATTGCTGGTAAATGGCATTCTCATTGGAAACAAATTAATTATGATTACCGCAAAGATCATAAAGAAAGGGATGAAAAGGTTTATGTCATTAGAGGTAATTGGGCAAGCGAAAAAGGATTTATTAAAGCCACTAATGGATATACTGATGACATTACCACTCCAGGTGAAGAAGTATACTGTCGCTGTTATTACAAATATATTTACAGTTTGCGAAAGATGCCTGAAGAAATGCTTACAAAAAAAGGCAAACTAGCGTTACAATCGTCAAAAATACTGTAAGGTAGTTTTATGCCATTTAAGTCGGAACAACAAAGAAAAGCTATGTATGCTGCATTGGCAGGACATAGCAACATTGGAATTCCTAAAGAAGTGGCTAAAAAATTCATCAAACACAGCGAAGATGATTCTGGTGATTTCCCAGAAAAAGCTACTCCACTCAGCACTCCAGAATTTAAAGAAGATGATGAAATCGTCATTCGTGCTGGCAAAAAAGATGAATTAAAGAAATTTCAAGGTGATTTAGCTGATGTAGCTAAAATCATCCAAGGTCTTAAAGACCAATCTCAAACAGTACCTAGATTTGGTCAAGATGCTGACCCTTGCTGGGAAGGCTATAAACAAGTTGGCATGAAAGAAAAAGATGGCAAAGAAGTACCAAATTGTGTGCCAGATGCTGCTGATCTAGTAGCTAAAACCCCAGAATTAGTTGCTCCAATTGCTAATAATGCTGGTGCAGCAGGTCGGGCTTCTGGAATCATGTTTGTTACTGGTGAAGGTCATACTTTATTAATTCGCAGAGGTTCAGGCGGTGGCGATTATCCTAATACCTGGTGTGTGCCAGGCGGTCATCAAAAAGAAGGCGAAACTTTAGAAGAAGCTGCTCGCAGAGAAACTAAAGAAGAAACTGGCATTGACTATAAGGGTAAATTAGAAGTATTACACGATGATGGTCAATTCTGCACCTACATTGCTAGAGATGTAAAAAAAGAAGAAGTCAAACTCAATTATGAGTCTACTGGCTATGATTGGTGCGATCCGCTTTGCCCACCTTTGCCATTACATCCTGGTTTAGAAGTTGCATTCAAAATTGCATCCTCTAAGACTGAGACCGATGTTGCTCAGTTAATGGCTGATAACCTTATTCCAAGTCCACAAATGTATGCCAATATCATGTTATTGGCTATCCGCATTACTGGTACTGGATTGGCTTATCGGTCAAGCATTGGCGAGAATGTCTGGAGAGACCCATCACTTTATCTAAATGATGAGTTCTTAAAAAGATGTAATGGATTAATGGTCATTATGGATCATCCAGATTCTGCGGTTCTTACTTCTAAGGAATTTAAAAATCGTGCAGTAGGAAGTATTATGCTTCCTTATATTAAAGGTGATGAAGTCTGGGGCATCGCTAAAATCTATGACCAAGATGCTGTAAATGAAATTTGTGAGGGAGAGATTTCTACCTCACCTTCAGTAGTATTTGACAATACTGCTGGAAACACTACACTAACTACTGAGAATGGCGAGCCACTCTTAATAGAAGGTGTTCCATTTCTTTTAGACCATATAGCTATCGTTACGAAAGCTAGAGGGTCTAGAGGTGTATGGGATAAGGGTGGCGATGCCACAGGAGTTCTTTTAAATAACCAAGAGGTGTCTGATATGAATGACAATACTATTGCACCAAAGGCAGATGCCCAAGGTGATAAGTTGGATGCTGTACTCGCTGTACTAGGCAATTTGGCTGCAAGAATGGATGCGATGGAGAAGGAATTACCTGCTCCACCATTAGTTACTGCTGCTGATAAAAAGCGCAAAGATGATGACTCAAAACATCGTAAAGACGATGATGATGAGGAAGAAGAAGAAATGGCTAAAAAAGATGATGATGATGAGTCTGAATCTGAAGCTAAAGCCTATATGATGCGTAAAGCTGACAAGAAGCGTAAAGATGCAGAAGGTTCTGATCCAAAAGAACATGGCAAAGCTGGCGAAATCAAGCCTGATGATGAAGGCATGGTTGAACATCCTGGTCACATGGAATTCAAAAAAGATGACGATGATGAGGAAGAAGAAGCAATGCGTAAAGATGAAGAAGAAGCTGCAATGTGCGATGCACAAGCTAAAGCTGATTCTGTTTATGCTTCCTTCGGTAAATCTGCTTCTCGCCCATTAAAAGGCGAAGGTCTATTGTCTTATCGCAAGCGTTTGTTGCGTGGTCTCCAAGCCTATTCTGATAGCTACAAGTCAGTAAACTTGGCTTCTATTAAAGATGCACAATTGTTAAATATTGCTGAAAAACAAATTTTCAATGATGCTTTGATGGCTGCTAAATCACCAACTATGTTCGCCCCAGATCAATTGATTGAAATTCATGAAAAAGATCGTGCTGGTCGTACAATCACGAAATTCAAAGGCGCAATGGAAGCATGGCTAGGTGACTTTAAAGTTCCTTCTATGCGAGTCAAAGAATTTCATCTTTTCAACAATAAGCGATAAGGAATAAGCCATGACCGCACAAATCTCTTTACAACCTATGGTAACAACTGTAGCTAGTGGTTTATTTAACACTAATAGCAATGGTTTTACTCAAGGTGATGCGCTAGATGATCCAGCAGTTAAGTTTGCTTTGGCATCTGGTACTTTATCAACTGCTGCAACAACTCCTTTGTGGGGTGGTGTACCTATTACTGAGTTGATCCCAACTTTGCAAAATGGTTACTATTCACAACCACAACCAGGTACTGATACATTAGGTGGAACAGTTGTTCAAGCTGGTGTTTCTTCTGCTCCTACTGGAATTGCTGTATATAACCAGGCATTTGGTGGTATTACAACTCCACAAAGCACAGCACCTTTGTTCTCACCTGGTATGTCTGTAAACTTCTACCGCTTTGGTAGTGGTGCTCGTATTCCATTGCCTTGCGATTCTTCAGTCGTAGCCTTGGATGGTTCATCCATTACTGAAACTGTATACTGGGACACTACCAATTTGTTATTGACTACAACTGCTACAAGCAATTTTGCTGTACCTTGCAAAATTCTTCGCACAAGTACTGCCAACAATAAGTTAGTATCGTATTCAAGCGGTACTGGTAATGCTAACTGGACTTCAACTGGCTTTATTGCAGTTGTTCAAATCTAACAAAGGAAAAATATTATGTCAGGTTTTGCTCCTTCATTTGTAACAGTAAATCCGCATTACATGATGCCTGAGTTGATTATGCAATACAGCTTGGCTTCAGGTGCTTTTACTACCCTTGCTACAGAAAATCCAATGCCTCGCCTTGGCGAAGCGGATTTGTATGTTTATGCTAAAAAGATTCAGTTGACAACTCAGGTTTCAGCTAATCAATCTACAGCTAATCAACTGCCTAGCGCATCTGTAATTCCTTCAATGATCTCGACTGCAACTTATCGTCTGCAAACTCGTGCTCAGTATGACAACTTCGATGAAGCTGCTACTGGCGCATGGGGCTATGCGCTGCCACAAGCAATGCGCCTGGCTGCTCGCCAAGGTATTGCTCAACAATTGCGTAATGCGCTTTTGTATGGCTACAACCCTGCAAATGGCGAAGGTCTAGTAAACACCAATGGTGCTACCCATCAAGTTTTGGGTTCAGACACTAATGGCAATACTGGCTATAGCACATGGGATAGCGGTCAACTTGCTCAATACCTATTGAACATGATTGGCAGCTTGAAAGTGTCTACTT